ATGGGTCGCTTAACAGGTAAATATACGCTTATTACAGGCGGGACCAGTGGTATTGGTCTGGCAACTGCGCAGGAGTTTATTGCCGAAGGTGCGCATGTCGCTGTCACAGGGCGCAATCCCGACACGCTCGCTCAAGCCCAACGCATTCTGGGTTACAGCGCATGGGTGATTGCCACCGATGCCGGGGATATTCAGGCACAAAAAGGGCTGGCAGAAACCCTCGCCTCGCGTTGGCCGGGGCTGGATGCCGTTTTCGTCAATGCGGGCGACGTCACGCACGGATTGATCGAAGAGTGGGATGAGGCAAAGTGGGACCGCCTGATGCAAATCAATCTAAAGGGGCCTTTCTTTTTGCTGCAGGCACTGCTGCCACTTCTGAGTAATCCCTCTTCCGTGATCCTTTGCGGCTCGGTCAGCGCGCATATTGGTCTGCCAACCAGCAGCGTTTACGCCGCCAGTAAGGCCGGATTATTATCGCTCGCACGCACACTGTCGGCAGAACTCTTACCCCGAGGAATACGCGTTAATGGCTTAAGTCCAGGCCCAGTTGCCACACCCGCGCTTAATAAGCTGGGACTTAGTGAAGAAGCGCAGCGCACGCTGCAAAGTGACATTGCCAGCCTGGTGCCTCTGGGACGCATGGGTACGCCAACGGAACTGGCGAAGGCCGCGCTCTATCTGGCATCTGATGAGTCGGGTTATACCGTAGGTACGGAACTACTGGTAGATGGTGGAACCGGCAATCTGTGATTCCAGGCTTCCTGGCTGTTCGTGATAGTCATTGAAAATGTGACGAACATAATGGCGCTGAAGGGAACTTCGGCGTTATATCTCTGTTCGTTTTTCTCAACGGGACGTGTGTCACTGACAACAGGAAGGGTAAGTGTTTGAATAGTGGCGGAGAGAGGGGGATTTGAACCCCCGGTAGAGTTGCCCCTACTCCGGTTTTCGAGACCGATCCTATTAACATGCTTTTCAATGAGTTAAGTTTTAAACATGGTATATCCGTATAACTTTGACTCATTAAAAATCAATGAATTCCAGTGTTTCTTCGATTTAATATACCAACAATTTTTACCGAAAATCACATATTCAAATACTCATTAATTTTGTCATTTGGTGCCGGTATTCGGAGGTTCAAATCCTCTCATGTCAACCAAAGCACTCCCTAAGTACCAGCCTGTTACGGCTGGTACTTAGGCTTTTTTATGCGGGGTATTGTTGGGGTAAACTGGGGAGTTGCCCTAATGCGAATTGATGTCAGATCACCGGACAATTATCATCACTTACGCGGTTGATGAAGTACGTCACGACGCCCAATAGTTCGACTCCATCCAGTGCAAGCCCCTCCAATGCTTCCCCATCTTCAGATATCAGTGCCCTGCCTGCCAGTTTCACAAATTGCGTTTCACCATCCGCAAGAACCACAAGTGTATTGCCCTGACGCGCCTTCAGAGAAACGTCGATCACAGCGTACCCTTCTGATGTTTCAAGAACACGGCTATTCATCGAGATCCCACAAATCATATCGACCGTTAAACGCCTTGCAATATAATCCGCCGCTGGTGATGGAAACCCCATGTCATAGCCCCCCGTTCGGGTTAAAGAGCATGAACAAACGATCCTCACCTTCTGTCGGGGAAATATCCTTGAACGTGCTGATGCTGGCTTCAATCCAGGCGTTCGCATCCCGTAAAGAGAAATCCCAGTTCACCTTCTTCAATTCCCTCACGAAATCCACAGTTTTAACGGTTCTTCTGCCACTGGGTTCAATGACTACGGCAGATTGGAACGCTGATTCAATGTCATAACGACGCGGCATAATTCACCTCAAAAAATACTGTATACACATACAGTATAGATTGTTTCAGTACCGATCAATACAGGCGGAAACTATCAATATTTAACGCTGAGTATCTTGCTGATCTTTAAACTCATAGATCACTGTTCAGAGACTGAACCCAAAAAAGGGGCCTACTGGCCCCCTCAGTTCATTTACCATTCAATGCGGTTTTCAACATTTCGATCTCTGCCTTCAGGTGCTTCACATACCCCAGTAAGTCCATCACGATCGGGTTGTTGTCTACAGATGGCCGATCGCGAGTTTCCGCCCCAATCTTGTTACCGTCGTCATCCATGATATCGGCGATTTCTTCAGAGTTGTGTTTGATGTATTGCGGCGCTACCAGTTCTGCTTCTTCCGCGATAATGCCGAATCGCTCGCGGTTCTGCTCGTCGTCTTTATAAACGTAGTTAACCATGCGAAGCGCATCAATACGGTTTACTGCTTCCGCAAGGTCGGCATCTTTTATGTCGCGCTTATATGCCAGACCCGATGTACCCTGAAGCGCTAATGTGCCGCTTGAGTACGGCATGTTAATAACCAATTGCCCCACGTTCGACTGCGCGCGGTTACGGGCAATAAATTGCAAGCCTGATGTACCATTAAGCGACATTATCCACGTTTTTCCAACGGCATCGGCGTTTGCCGTATTCTGGTCACGAAGCCCTACGGCAATAAATCGGTCTCCGTTAGCAAATAACCCTCCAGAAAGGCCGATTTCGGCTTGCGTGATGAATTGACCGCTAGGGGTATTAGGCTTTATAAATCCAGCGTGGTTAAATGACCATGAAGCCGAAGCGTCTGTGCTCCATGCTTCTATTACGGCACTCACATCTCTGAAACCGGAAGAATACGTGTTATGCGATACACTCAGTGACCCACGCGCCACTTCTACACCGGCGATTTTATAAGAGCTAATCACATTACCGCCGCGCGTTAATACTCCGGGGCCTGGTGCTTCTGCGTCCTCGTTGATAACGGACCATAACGTGTTCGCCGCCGTGAATCCGCCGGACGCTCGAACGATCCACACCCCAATAAATGAGTTTGGTCGAACATCGGACGCGCGACCGTATGCGGCGTTTGATTTCGAAGCGCTAAAATCGACTAGAACAGAATACGGGTCTATTGTAACCTGCTGCTGTTCGGATGGTAGCGTCCCTAATGTATAGCCCCTCGATACACCCGAAACCAACGAAAAAGCGTCATATGCGCCATTGAAAGGGATTGGATAGTTCTTCCCTGTAATGTTCGCAACATTACCAAATCTACCCTTAATATCTGGTGCGCCGTTAATAATAACGGATTGCGCAACGTAACCCCCGCCGGCATCACCTCGACCGTAAAGCCCCACATACGACCCTTGTTGAACACCGTTGTAGTCGGGCACTCGGAAAGTAGTTGCCCCGTCGCCGTTCGAGTATGCGCCGCGCTTTGTGGGGTCTGCTAACCAATCGGCATCCTCGATCGGCGTGTGCATTTGCGCGTGCGCCCAAAGTTCAGGCCAATCGGCGCGGTTTAGTAGCTGCCCGTCCATGATAACGCCCCAAGATGGAACAAAGGCTCGACTAGCCCAAAGCATCGGCATACCTACGCCGAAGTTTTGTACCCCGTTCATGGTCGGCCCGGTCCCGCCTCCGCCGCTTACGTAGTTCTCAACCCAACGCATGGTAGTTGCGTCGTATGGGTTTACGGGGTCTCCTGCCAGCGGAGTAGACCCAAGAGGGCGGAGGTTAAGCCAGGCGGCGGCACGGTCCGCCAGGTCTGACAGGTTCAGCGATTTAACGAGTGCCTCAGCAGGATTGTGAGATGCCGCTTCTGCTGCAGATTTCTTCGCTTTCTCCGAATAGTGAAGCGCTGAATATTCGTTACCTGTTACCGGGTCATCCTCCGGATTAAGCGCATATTTACGAGCCAGCTCCTTATAGCCTTCAGCATTCGTTTCGCTCTGGGCAGCCTCAGTGGCTGAGCCCTGTGCGCCAGTCGCAGCAGAGGATGCAGCCTGCGCATCAGTTGATACCTGTGATGCAGTTTCAACGACCGTATTTTTATTGGCTTCAACCTGCTGCGCATCCTGGTTGATTTGTGTGGCAAGTTGATTGAGGTAATCAACATCAAGTGTACTCAGCGTTTCTGCAATACTCTTCCAGGATGGCCCTGAAAACGATGAGCCATCAGGCAGAAAGACAGTAATATTTCCGGCCGCACTGAATACAGCCTGCCAGTTTTGCTTGTCATAGTTCAGCCCACGCAACGCCTCGGTGCTTTGATCCACCAGCGCTGCAGTAACCCGGTTTTGCGTGGCACGTGGTACTGCATTCCACGCGGATCCTTGCTGTGTAGGGCCGGGATATTTTCGGATGATGGTGATTTCTGTGTCGCTGTCAACGGACTTAACCGGCAGCGTATAAGTTACACCACCAACGGTAGCGACAACGAAATCACCTGCGGTCAGTTCCGTGGAAAATGAGGTGCCTGCCCCGGAGACCAAATCTGAGTTATTGGTCAGGGTTAATGTTCCTGCTGACATATTATTTCCTCAATACATGGGGGGAAGGACAAGGATCGGCATTGCGATGTTCTGGTTAAAATTATTGTTAAACCCCTGGTTGTAATAATTACCAACAACCCGACTGAGCCCTGCCCGGATATTATTCCCGGACCGAATCATGCCCTTAAAGCGCACATTATCGTAGTCACCGATCTTGCGGCTATTTGACCCGACAAAACATAATTGCGTAAAGCTGGTTCCGACTGTCTGGTTACTGTCGGACACGGTAAGAAGGCGTTCGTAAATAAACGGTCGCTTGAGTGTGGAAAATGTCACCTGCCCCGCTGAGTTGGTCATGGTGATACCTGGTCCCCCAACCGGGGCCGTGTTGTTGAATATGACCAGGTCTAATGTAACACTCCCTGTAACGTCGTCAGACCCGGTGTAATTAGTATCCCGCACGATAATATTGGTGCCGTCAAATCCTACTGATACACCGCCGTTATCCCAGCGGGCGAAGGGTATTCCGCTAACAGGAAGGGCACGAGACCCATTCACAACCCACTGCCCAACCCATGCGCATGTCATTAATTTAGCGTTGTTCGATATAGCGGTGAAATCGGTAGAGTCAGCCACCAGCAGGCCGGTGTTATAAGTTCCAGCTGGTAATATCTCAAGAACCGTGCCGCGCCAGTCCTGCGGGGTGAGATTGTAACCGAACTGGGGACCGCCGTTGATGATTACTCCGCTATTTCCATTTCGTGCAACTGACGCCATTGATACTGGGATTTGAAGAAATACCTGGTTATCGATGATATCCTGTACTTCGACCGGCTTCGTTGGTACGACAATCACCTGTGACCCTGCCGTTAGCGGAGTGCTTATTGTCATTTGATTACCGGCTGTGCCGCGCCCCGAGAAGTTCGTGCAAAACGACGGGGCACGAAGCCCCGCTGTAATCGCCATCACCGGGCGACCATCGTTATAATCAATCAGTATTCCTTCCGGCATAATTCACCTACCATTTACCAACAACGACGCGCCCGCCGCCAGACAGATTGACAGTAATTCCATTGCCGTTAATAACGACCGTATTATTCACACCATTAAAAGAAAACTGACCACTATCAGCATAAAACTTTCCATGAAATTCACAGTCACCACTCTTATCTATATTCCAGCCACGTGTTCCGGCGAGGAAATTATTCGAGCGGATATAGTTTGCAATTTTGGCATTGGTGATCGTTCCATCCTGGATAAACGCCGAACTGATAAACACCTGGCCGTTTACAACGGCAAATGGAGAATACTGAGTCGTTCCACTGCCGCTCATCAGCACAAACTGGTTGGCGTTAAAACCGACACGGGTAATCACAGGCTGACCAGCCAGCGCCAGCACCGCAATCGACATCCCGGCGTTGTACATCACGCCGTTGATTCGCACCCCAGCCTTCAGCGTATGAATTGCCGTCGCCCCGTCCGCATCAACTACCGCGGTGAGCTTGTCCTCCAGCGTGGCGGTAACATCTTCGATCTGTGCCTGAACCTGGGTAGACAATTCAGCCATCGCTTTATCAACATCTGCGATGGTTGTTTTAACAATCAGGATATCTGCACGGACCTCTCCAAACTGCGCCCACTGATGCTCAACGGTTGAATGATTCGCCAGAGCATTTTGCAGTGCAGCTTCCAGACTGGTGTCAATGTCTCCGGTCAGGCGATCGCCATCTTCGGAAGTCAGGAAACCATCCGCAATATCGCCGAGATAGTCATCGGCGTTATCGTTGGACATGCCGCGGATCCAGTCGGTATATCCCGATTCGTTTCCGGTCTTATCCACCAGTTGCGCGCGGTACCAGAACTCCTGCCCCGCTCTCAAGCCGAGTTGTGTGTATTCCGATGAAGGATAAGGCACATCAGAAAGCAACAACGGATCTGAAAAATCACTGTTCGCGGTGTACTGAATCTCCGTTTTCAGCGTATCCGCAGTGTTTGCCGGGAACCCCCAGTTCAGACGAATACCCCAGTTGATGCCCGTTGCCATAAAACCAACCGGCTTCGGCGGGTTACCGACCTTACCCGTCAGTGTTTTCTCTTCCGAGTAACCCCATCCGGAGGAGATCTCCGCGGCGTTAATGGCACGCACACGCACCAGGTAGCGCCCGGCATAAATCCCCGTAACATCGAAAGACGTGGTGGAACTGCGCGGTACGTTTACCCAGTTGCCATCATTGCGGCGCCACTGTGCCTCATAAGCGATGGCATTGGGTGCCTGGTCCCAGCTGGCACGCATCGTCTCGACGCTGATACCCTGCTGAACAACGGAAAACGAACTGATAATGATGTTTTCCGGCGCATGCTGATTACCCGGAGGAACGACACTGACAGGCCGCTGATCAATGATGGCGCCAGTATCAATGCGGGCATATTTATCCGGATCATGAGAAGCCCCGGAAATCGTGAATGTGCCATCGTTATTATCGGCCACACTCACAACGCGGTACTGCTGCGCATAGAGCTCATCTGATTCAGCAACCCATACACATTCGGCCTGCGGTGTTTCTCCGTAAGCTGTCGTGACTGTAATGGTCCTGCCGTTCACCGCCTGGACTGTTCTGGCCTGCGACACGCCGGACGCAGGTTCACAATAAGACGATTACCGGGAGCTATATCAGCCACACGATCCAGGGTGAGAACCCTGCCGTTCACCGAACTGATACGACCGCCGGTGACTTTCCCCGACAGCATTTCGTCGGCGACCGCAATGACATAACCCGGCTGCGGGATGTTACCGTCCAGACCAACAGAGAAAGTAACTACCCGATCTTTGTTGTTGGTCAGGATCCCCCACCGCCCCTTACGGTTTGCCTCCGATTGCCGGGTGCAGCCGATTGCAGTGAGCTCGAGCTGATTGAAGCCGTACCGGGCAACCAGCGACTGTTCAAACACCGGCTCCATCGCATCCGCATAAGCATTATCCGGATCGGACCAGGAGACCAGCGCCGTTGTATAGCGGGTCTTGGTTGTGCTGCTTGAATAGACAAACTGCCCGTCAATGACGTTGGCGCGTGTATAGGTGTAATCGATATCGCGGGGCATGTCCGCCAGCGCCACTATCTGATTGCCACCCCAGTAAGTCATGCCACGGAATATGGCCGCGAAATCCCGCAGCACTGTGTATGCCTCATTCCGGTTCTGCACGTAGACGTTGCAGATATAACGGGGCTCGGTACCACTGCCACCCTTACCGTCCGGCACCGGCTGATCGCAATACTGCGCAACCTGGTACAACGTCCATTTATCGATGTTTGCCGCCGTCAGGCGATTACCAAGACCAAACCTATCCGTTACAACCAGATCGTAAAAAATCCAGGCCGGGTTGTCTGTCCACGCCCATTTAAACGCGCCGGTCCATGTACCACCATAGGTCCGGGTTTCGGGGTTGTAATTATCCGGAACACGAATTACACGCCCGCGCGGCTCGCAGGAAATCTGCGGAATAGATCCATTAAACTGACTGGAATCAAATTCAATGTAGAGCAGTGCGGTGTTCGGATAGCGCAGCTTGGCATCGATCACTTCCGTGTAGCTTTGTAGCGTCATCGCATCACCAATTTTTGCACTGTTGGCATCGGCGGTGATTTTGCGAAGTCGCACTGTCCATGTTGTTCCTGCCTGCGGCAGAGCAATGCGATGGCTGCGCTCATAACCAGATGTGGTTTTCCCGGTCACGCGCGTGTTGATCACTGTCTGCCATGCGCCGCCGTCGGTCTGCAGATCGATCGCATAATTAATCGAGTACCCGACCAGGTCGCCATCGTCTTCCTGCCTGAAAAGTGAAGGCCATTTCAGACGCAGGCGGATGGCTGAAAGCTGGGTATTTGTGAACGTATGCGTCCATGCCGTACTGCTGGAGATCGCCGTACCCACATTAATTTCATTTTCGGTACCCGGTATCCCCTGAATATATTTTTGTGCCTGAGTACCCGGACGAAACTCCCAGGCCACTCCACCGAAGTTTTTCGAACCGTCAGAGTTTTCAATGGGTGTTCCGTCAAGGTAGATGTCTTTCCCGGTCAACTGACCTGCAAATTCGCCTTCGCCCAGCGCAATCAGGATTTTTGCTTTAGCAACAGACTGCAGGTCATCAGGTTGTTCGGTTGGTGTGCGGGTCTTTGAACTGCCGCCCTTGCGGCCTTTAATCGCAGTTGCAGTTACCATATCGTACCCATAAAAAAACCACCCGAAGGTGGCCTGGTGGAAAGTGATTTTTTTATTGCTGATCTTCGACGTAGATGCCGGCGGAGATGATTGCGCCACCGATGCGACGCTTTCCGTATAAGATGGGAACGGGGTAACCCTGTGCGGCGGTATTCGTCACGCCACCGAAAGCATAACTGGCCTGATTAGCAGCATCCTGTTTGCTGGCTAGACCAGCTGATTGTGGGGAAAGCATTTGAACCACCCCCCCTAACATCATCGCTCCTCCCATCATTGCCATTTTTGAGCCAATAGCCCAACCCACGCCAGTCCATCCAGTAAAATATCCAATAACCACCCCTACAACGACCAAAACTGCACCCAGTATGGTCTGCAGTGCACCGGCTTTTTTACTTCCTATAAGAAGAGGAACTATTTTTATAGTTTCACCAGTTACAGGATATCCCATATCATCAAGACCAATATTATCTTGCCCCCGGAAAACAGCGAATGTAAGACCTCTTATTCTGCTACTATTCAGGAATCTTTCAAAATTATCTATTGTTTTGCATAAGGCATGAATAGCTTCTGCATTAGTTCTTACAACTCTCTTATGAGACTTTCCAAACAGTTTCCCTAGTTGCCCATACAATTCTATGGTTACCATTTTTTCATCATGGATTGTCATTGCTATTCCCCAAGAATAAAAAACCACCCGAAGGTGGTTTGAAGAGGCTAGATATTACATACATGATCGGGCGGCATTCCCCCAAGGATCATTCCATCCTTTAGAAAGAGCGTATACTTTGACAGTTGATCCACCTGATGCTGATTTCTCTATTTTTACTAAAGATACCGCACCAAACCAATCATCAGAAGATGATATCTGATAACCATTATCGGTAGGGATACTTGAGGAGGAAGCTTTTAAGGCCATCCATTTTGGCGCAATGCATTTATTCAATTCATCCGGTGATTTAGTAGAATACCCCGAATAAATTGGATCGTCTTGTTCTAATCCCGTAGTAGAGCAACCACTTAATAAAAATAAAAACAGTGTGAAAGCTAGCTTTTTCATATTCCTACCCTTTATAGACTTTGCAAAAGGTTAGCACAGAGATTTATAACGCAGAACCTTCATCGTCCGTTCTTGCCAGTATCCTCCATACGGTACTCGCTGGCTCAGGTGTCCGTAAAGGTGATGCAGCAACATATTACCCTCCAGCAGGATCCCGGCATGGTTCCACTTATTCGCCTGTACCTGCATGATCACCATATCACCAGGCAGGGGAGCACCTTCAAACTCCCGGAATCCGCATTCAAACCAGCACTCCTGATAAAAATTATCCGGATACTGATCTTCCCACCACGGATAATCCACGCGGTAATCGTGAAGTTCTATCCCGTGGGTTTGCCGGAAGTAGCTCATCACCAGCCCCCAGCAATCGAAGTGACCAAGAACAAACGGTCGCTCGAGCAACGGTAGCTCCCCGCGAGGCTGAATGGTCCGTAAATCACCTTCCGGCCAGCTGACAATATGCCAGGGGAGAAGCGTTGCGTCACACTGAGCCTTATCCAGTTCACTCGGTTGCGTGGTTGCATCCGGATGGCTGTGAACGATAGCGATCACCGTTCCCCAGTCTTCTGCGGTCGCATAATCCTCCGGTGAAAGATGAAAATGCTCTGTCGGTTCAGTTGCCAGATTGCGGCACGGAAAGTAACGCTCAACACGGCTTTTCTGCGCCACCACACCGCAGGATTCCCGAGGATACTCGGCAGCGGCATGCGCCATAATGGCACTAATGGTTTTTTGCCGCATATTAACTCCTGATTAAAGATGTACCGGGGAACCCGCCAAACGGCAACTCGTTACTTTCACCATGTCGCAGTTTGCAGGCCGTAAGAGTACCGTTACATTCATCCAGGGAAGGATCACTGACGGGCTTGTTGTTTTTATCGAAATAGCGCGTGCCGGCATAATCACAGCCATCGCCGGAACGATACTTATTGCGAATGCACCAGGTACACAGAGAATGCAACTGGCGCGTCGGGATCATCAGCCCCTGCAGGTCCATCGGGCTGGTCAGCGTAAATTCAACAACCTCGTTGGTCTCGCTGCTTTTAGCGTCAATGTAGAAAACCTTCAGCTTCTCCTGTGTCGGATCGGCTGTCGGGTTACCGCCAATATAATTTCTGGCATCAAGATACTTCGCCAGAGTATCGTGGACAGAGACTTTCGCCTGCAGAAGATCATCATAAGCAAGACACAGGGCGGTAATCGAACTGTCAAGATTGGCGACGCTGAGCTTAGGTTGTGGGCTGGTGCCGTCAGTGGTTGCCTCAATGCCTTCGATCTGACATGGCCAGGCTTTATATTCATTCCCCTGCCACCAGATCGACTTTGCTGGCAGTTTACTTTCATCACCACCGGCAGCGTCAATTTCATCCGACGTATACGCGACATTATGCGCGTGAAAATACATCACGTCAGACACACCAAACGCGGTTCCGTCGACTTCAAAAAGCCGCACCGGATTGCCTGGCTCAAGCTTTTGATAATCTGTGTGCAATGTCATGGTGCAAATGCCTGCTCGAATGTTGCTGTAATGGTCATAACCTTTTTGTTTTTGACCACCTTCTTGAGACTGTCAGCCTCAACCCGCCACAAGTTTTTATCCTCGTAAGGGGGCGTAAAAATAAAGGACTTCGTTTTATGCCGGCGTAAAAACGCGTAGATTTCCAGCGCTGTTCCCGGATTTCCTGTATATGAAAACTCATAGGTGAGCACTTCATCATTCAGTCCCGATCCGCTGATTTGCGTATACCCGTCACCAAACTGCACCTTCCGGACAGCATCCCTGCTGCCCGTTGTTGGCTGACTTGCTGCCTGGATACGCCAGGTAAAAGTATCTATTGCCATAAAACCTACCTGCCTTTTGTCGCATTCCAGATTAGACCGCCAGGCTGTATCGCTTTGGCAATCCCGTCGTTCACCGATTTCTTAATCACCTGCTGATATGCTCGTCCCAGCGCTTCCCCGTTGTTCTGCTGCTGTGTACTGGAAGAGGGATTTTCAACCGTCACCGGCGCATAGACACTGACACCGAAGGGGGCCGCCGGACCAGCAGTGCCACCACCTACCAGACCACCAGAGGCATAGCCCTTCATCATCCGGTACAGGTTGCCGACGCCGATCCGGCTGGTAGCCTCTTTGGTGAAAACAAATTCACCACGGTGAACCACCCCGGCGGGCTCATACTTCCCACCTGAACCAGTAAAACCACCGCCCGCAAATCCCATAGCCGTTGTTGCCGAGTCGACAAGGCCAACCATGGCCTGTTTCATCAGGATTTGAGTCAACATTGACAGCGTGGAGCGTGTAAAGTCAGCCCAGTTAGCTTTCCCGGTTGTCAGCATATCGGCCATGTTCTGACTGATGCCATCCAGGGTGCTTGTTGCAGCAGATTTAACCTGACCATAAGCATCTGATGCAGAATCAACGTAGTCGGCCCAGGCGGATTTTGCACCGGACTGCCAGTCACTGCGCAGATTGTCCTGCTCTTCGTAGTAGTTTTTCAGTGCGGCCAGTTCATTCTGATAACCCTGGTCGGCATCAGTCCCCCCCGCATTGAGCCATCCCTGACGAAGTTGCGCCTCTTCATTCTGACGTTGCGCGGCCCGGCTGCTCATCGCACCACCAGCAACCAGCGCCCGCGTTTTCTCGCTGATCTGCGTGACGTATTTCCGGGAAGTATCCTGCAGGCGGTTCAGGCGCTCCTGCGCCATGATCTGATCACCGAGACGCGCGTTAACCTCTGCGCGGGAAAGGACTTCATCCTTGCTGGCCAGTAATGATTTTTCCTGAGTGGAAAGGGTTCGTGTTTTCGCGGCTTCTTCAAGGACAGTAAACCGTGACTGCTGGCGCCAGAGCTCCTGCCGCTGCTGGCTGATGGTGTCAGTAATACTGCGGTGCTCCTGAAGTGTTCTCAGTTGCACCTGCAGTTCAATCGTCTGTGCGCTGGCGGTATCGACGGCCCTGACGCCGGAGGGCGTTTTCACCGCCGGAGCCTTGCCCGGCTTTTTCAGTGAATCCTCGTACTCCTTTTTCGCCGCCGACATATTAATGTTGTAATCTGCCTGAAGAATGCGCCCTTCTTTCAGCGCCTTATTCAGCTCATTCTGCCTTTGTGTGTACTTCTCAAGTGCAGACTGTGTTTTTGCATAGTTAGCCTGTGCCTGGGCGGCATATTTCTGCCTGTCAGACTCAGCAACCGCTTCACGGGAGGCATTCTCCTCATTCGCCCTTGCAACACCCGCTTGCTGCTGTGCCATTTCCAGCGCCATCCTGGCTGTTTCCCTGTCATTCCAGAACCGGTCACGCGCTTCACTGTTCACGTACCCGTCGTTTCTACGCAGGTTCCAGATTTCATCCGCACGCTTAAACGCGGCTTCTGCCTTACTGACCATCTCCTGCGCTGTATCCGGTCGCCCGACGTCCAGCGCCGCATCCCACATCGATTTAAAAGCGCGCTTCAGGGAATCCGCTGCTGACTCAATGGTCCCCATATTGTCGCGCAGGGATTTTGTCTGTTCGTTAAACCCGCTGGTTGCCGCATCATTAGCCGCCTGCAGAGCAGCAGCCTCATCACCGGCACGTTGCAGTTGCGCAACATACGCAATCTGCTCAGCTGTCACGTTATGGAACTGCTGGGCCATCGCGATAAGACCGGAAGTTGGGTCATTCGTCAGTTTGCCAAACGCTGCGGCAACCTTATCAACCGGAACGCCGGACGCTTCGGTAAAGCGGGAAACTGACTGGCTCATCGCATCAAAATTCGCCCCGGCGCGCACGCCGGCATTAACCAGTTCCGTCAGCGCCTCACTCGTCTGGCTGAACGTCAGCCCGGCACTCTGTCCGTTTCTTGCCAGAACCAGCATTCTGTCTGCCGTCAGGCCTGCCGAATTACCTGAAAGAACGAGCGTTTTATTGAAATCTGAAAGCGTGGATGAGCCCTGGTACCACGAATAAAATAACGCCCCCGTTGCCACTGACAATGCGCCAACACCCACCATCAGCGGAGATATGGCCCCCGTCAAAGCCCGGAACGTGGGAATAATCCCGCCGAAGGAGTCTTTAACCTGCCCGCCCTGCTGCAGCATAATGAGCCACGGACTCTGCCCGCCCGCCAGCTGCGTCGCAATATCCGTAAACTGAGCGGGAAGCATACGCATCGCATTCGAGTACTGCCCCACGGAAAGACCGGCTTTTTTTGCAGCAATTTCCTGACGCGAGAACGCCTGCCGGATACGTAACTCCGTATCATTAGCTGCATCCCCTGTTTGTCTGAACTGCCTCTGAACGTGGGTTATCTGTTCATTAAATTTTGTCGAGTTAACGTCAAGGTTAACAACCAGATCCCCGACTGCCGTCTGGGCCATAGCGAACGCCTCCTGTCATTCCTGACGCCTTCGCCATCAACATATCGTCATCAGGCTCTTCCGGCGGCAAATCGTCGGGAGTCGGTGTCAGTATGCTGAAGATGGCAGGAGTCAAATCCGGGTCACGGAAAAACATCGATGAAAGGGTGTAGAGCAAACCTGAAAAGTGAGCATCAAGTTGCACGTCATGAAAATAGTTGTCCCGGTAGAAATTACGCCAGTCGCTGTATTCCGTGGAGGACATGCCAGCCAGCATTGCGCGCCAGTCAGGGCGTCTGAACTCACGCGCCAGCTTCATGACGAACGTCAGCTCGCTGGCGATGACTTTTCCGCGGTGACCGGCTCCGCCTGAACGTCGCTTTCATGTTCAGGAACGTCTTCTGGCGGCGGTAACATACCGGACAGGATTTTTATCCTGTATTCAGCCAGTGCCACCACCTCGAGAGGCCAGGTGGACAGCACCTCATCCTGTATTTTTTTAACTTCTTCGGCGGCACCACCAGGCAGCGTGCCTTTCAGTGCATGGGCGTGCCATAGTGACATCGCCACCACAAATGCACTACCGCGCACTGTGGTTTCCATGGCTGTCTGGATATCCCCTTCTTCAACGGCTTCAATTTTTTTCAGGTATTCAAGATGCTCAATACGCTGCAGCGCCGACAGCTCATACAACGTAACGCTCGCACCGTTATGCTTTAGCGGTTCGCTTTTCAGAAACATGATTAACTCCGGGACGGGGCCGAAGCCCCGGTATTCAGGAAACGGTTACGCTGCAGATCGCCACGAAAAGACCATCATTGGTCATGACCACAATATCTGCGGTACCTGCCGCCGCCCCCGTAATCGTGACGGTGTCATCACTGGCAGTTGCTGTCGCGACTGACGGATCGGATGAGGAAAGGCGAAAAGTTTTATCTGATGCCCCTGCAGGAGTAATCCCGACGACCACGGTGGTCGTGTCACCAATACCCACCGCTGCAGTCTCTTTATCCAGCGTGACGCCGGTTACCGGAACAACCGGCGCGCCGCTTTCTTCTGCCAGTCCCGGTTTGCCGGTGTTGGTGACTTTTGCTGTGCGGGTGATGACTTCTTTGGCAGGGATCGCCTTACCGAGACTGCTGCACCAGCCGCGGAACACATCAACGGCACCGTTCGGGTATTTGATTTTGTAAGCGCGAACCGAGCCATCATTAAACCAGGTTACCAGGTCTTTCTGACCAGCTTCACCCGGCTTCCAGGCCAGCGTAAAGGACGTATCCCCGGCTGATTTTTCCCCCTGAGCCGTTGCACTCCAGTCTGCATCTTCATCGTCGAGATAGGTATCATCATACGATTCAGCCGTCATTTCTCCCGGTGTCAGATCCTTGATTTTCGCCAGGCGGCTCCAGTCGATATCCGAAAGCGGGTTGGCGAACGGATTCCCCGTGCCGGTATAAATCCACAGCGTGGTGCCTGCACCTTTTACAGGCTCAAGCGGGTTTGGTGTTGGCATAGCATCCTCACATTTCGTAAGTAATGGAATATTTAAGGTCGGCGGAACTCCACAGCGCCAGATCCTCATCGCGCTGGTAGTCATACCCCAGGACATTCATGAGCGTAACGATCCCCTCCAGCGCCGGAATATCCGCCATAGCCGGGTAAACACGGGACTCCATCCACTCATCCAGTTCGGAATCAGGGACCTGGGCAGGCAGAAAAACTTCGATATGCAGGGTGGCCTGCCATTCATTTGCATCCAGGACAGCATCTGTTGGTTCTGCGTCCGTCAGAAAAACAGCCACTGCCGGAAATTCATTTTCTTCAAATGCCACCGGCCGGCCGTCAAAATAAATCGCGCCATGACCGATAGTCCCTTCAAGGGCATCGATAATCGCCTGTCGGATATCACTGTGTTTCATCGTTTCAGAATCAGCCTGAGTTGGTTTTTAAGGGATGCCCGTAGCTCTTTGGGCATATCGGTTTCCATCAGTTTTGGCAGTTCATCCTTAAACGCCGTTGTCAGTGGCACCGCCAGCGGGATGCTGACGACCTCAATCGGGTAGCGGGGTTTTGCCGTTCGCCGCATAACATGCCAGCGACCGTTTTTCAGTTGCTGAATAAATGCGCCCGGAAAACGAAACGGACCAATGCGCAACACACTGTTTGCCCCTCGCCTGTCACGTTTACGACGGGAAAGTCTGACACTGGCGGTACCGAGTTTGATCGCCGGCAGGTTACCCCGGTTTACACGGATAAGCGCCCGTGGCTTCTTCACCGTGGCACGCCTTACCCTGGCGCGCTGTTTAACCAGCTTGCGTGGCACCCGGGTGTCTTTCGATACGACGGAGACGCTTTTATTGACTGCGCGTGTCGCAACACGGTTAACCGCCTGCGCTGAAGCACGCGGCACAGCGGCAGTGCTGATACTGTTCAGGTTGGCGATTGCCTGTTCCAGACCTTTAATGGACATGCTTCACCCTTAACGCCGTCGGTTTGATCCCGGCGGCGAACCTTTACCGAGGAAAAGATGACAGCTTCCGCAATCATCCGGCCCGATTCGGTCAACCCAGTAAGACGAACCGTTGATCACCAGGGTATCGGGGCGCCGCATCTCGCTGACGAAAGATGTCTCCACAAATAATGACGGGCTTGTACCTTCCACCCGGACACCACTGCCCGCATACGCGACACTCTCAGGATCATCAAAAACGCCACGTATCGTTTGCCCCGCCATTTCACCGGAAGTCACTGAGGCTTCCACTCCCATAGCGCAACGAATAACATCATCGGCACGGGACAGAGCAGCATCAAAAATGTTGTCGAAATCAGCCACGTCGCCTCCGGTTATTTTTCGCTGGCAAGCCCACCAGCAATCAATGCTTCGGCTTCATGCGGCAGAACACGGATCGACACCCCTTTCACGGCGATGGCGACAGGCGTATTTTCTGTTTCATGCAGCGCATCAATGTGCAGGGTGGCGCGCGTAATAACCGTCACCAGCCCGGTATCCGTTACCGCGGGTTTCTCCTGCACCTGATCATCCTCAGGATTACCGTCGTCAAGCTCTTCCTCAAGCTCTGCAACCCGCATCGTCAGTTCTTCGACAGTGCCGGTAACGTTCACATCACGCCCAAGTTGTGCGCCAAGCGCTTTCAGGCGCTCAACCAGTTTTTCTTTTGCTGTCATGGATAGTGCTCCAGAGAAATGGCCCCGGAGGGCCATACGAAAGGAATTACGCGAGTTTTACCGACACAAATTCATCAGGGTCGGCCAGCAGCATCAGAGGCGCAGACTGGATCATCGTAAACTCACGCGCCGGATCGCCGGTCTGGATCCAGTTTTTCGGATAACGCGTGGAAGAGTTGATACCGGCATTCAGTGCGTCAACGTCCTGAATTGCGCCATAGGTACGCAGACCGCGCGCCAGAGTGTTGCCCAGCACCATAGAAAGATCCGGCAGGTAGTTCTTTTTGGCGTCGCCTTCAATGTACTGCCCGGCGTAAACCACAATCGCGACATCGCCGTACATGCCCTTGTAAGAAACCGCCTTGCCCAGGTCCTTGAGCGCGGTTTCCAGCTCGGAGTTTGAGCCACGACGGGTATCCAGTTTCTCTCTTACTGCCTTGAAAGAACGGAACAGTGCCCAGCCTTTCGGGTCAAAAACAATGATATTGACCACGCCGCTGGCATTAAGCGCATACGCTTCGATGTCCTCCGTCGGGTCATATGTTTCTTTGTCTTTGCCGGACCATGCAGCCCCGCCAGCCTGGATGATGTTGTTGACGGCACTGCGCCCCATATCCACCTCAACCGGGTCAAACTTATCCCCTGTCATGGTGTATTTACCGTAGAGCACAGCAGAAACCGCCTGCATCTCTTCAACCTGTGCAATCGCCAGCTCTTCATCTTTCATGTTCTGGAGGATGATGCGGCGACGGCGGTATGCAGGATCGGCGAGATTCTGCGGATCTTCGTCAGGCAGGCGACGAAGCGTCATTTGCGGGTTTACTTCGTGCTTCGGTTTCACATAACCCGGCGTGAATTCGGAAGTGTTACCGCCGCGTGAGCGGATCACATTGCCGGAGACAATCGGCGACACATACAGCGCCATATTCACCAGGCCGGGGATCTGAGAAAGGTAAACTTTTTCGGTGGAAAACGGATAGCTTTCACGAAAAAAGATACGCAGAAACAGCGGATCGAATTTGAATTTTTTCTCGGTAACCGCCAGCAACTGGGCAGTGGTATACATAGACATAGGTTTTTCCCGTAGAAAAAAGGCCGCTCATGCGGCCTTTATGGATGGAGATAACTGGCTGGTTAAGGGGTCACACAATACTGATGGAGGTACCGGCGAAGGCGTTACGTCTGACGTTATCGGTTGCCGCTGCAGCAGGCCACAACACATCTTCAATCCGGAAAGAGCCCGTTTTAAAGAACGTCAGTTGAGCACTGTTCTGATCGGCGTCAATCGCGAGAATACCTGTCGCTGTGCCAGCGGCTGCACCGTCCCAGACAACCAGCTTTCCGGCTGCGGGATCAAGCATCAGCGGCGTCATAGCCGGAACACTGTCCGTTAAGGCACCGGGTGCGGATGCGGTATGTGCCGGGTCACTGTTACCCAGCGGCTGATAATGCTTAAATTCTTCGTTTGGCATTGGAACCTCTTATACAGGTGTGTTCATCAGGTCATCGGTATCAGATGCCTGGCTGGCGGCACTGACAGCACCAGGCGCGGTGTCCATCAGGCGATCAAGTGCGGTATCCGTTCTGACCTGCGCGCTCGCTGGCGCCGCGGCGAGGATCAGTTGCGCATTTCCAACCGTCATACCCGGTGTTGCCGCGAGTACCCGCGCCTGCGATTCACGGCCCTTCGCCTCTTCACAGTTCAGGATCCCCATGATTCGGCTGTTTTCGGCATTTACCGCCGCTGAAACCTGCGCGCTGATATCGGCTGATGCAGTATTTACCGTCGCAGCAGGCGTCGCAGCGTCGACAGTGACTCCGGCTGACGCGTCCGCTACAGGCTGAGTTGTTTCAGCGGATGCAGTGGTAGTTTTCATATTTCCTCCGAGGGTTATTTTCTTTCGTTTATCAAGTGCATCGCGCATCACACTGAGCGCGTCGGTGTTATTGACGAGTTCGTCTGCGATTCCGTTCTCAATGGATTCCTGTCCGGTGAAAACCGCCGCTTCGGTATCCAGTACAGCCTGAACAGTCAGGCCGGTGTACCCGGCCACCTTCTCAGCAAACATCTGTCGGGTGGCATCAATACGTGCCTGAAAATCAGCACGCACATCCTTCGGCAACTTTTCGTAAGGGTTTCCGTCGACCTTGTGATCGCCGCTGTAGATGAGCGTGACTTCGACGCCGCTGGTCTTGAGTGCAGCACCGTAGTTGCTGTGCGCCATCATGACGCCGATCGAACCGGTTCTGGCGGTCTGGGTAACAAGGCGACGGGATGCCGCGCTGGCGATAAGCTGCCCGGCGCTACAGTTCATATCGTTCGCCAGCGCCCAGACCGGTTTGATATCCCGCAGGCGGGCAATAATGTCAGCGCAGTCAAAAGCACCGGATACCATGCCGCCAGGTGTATCCATATCCAGAAGAATGCCGTCCACGCCGGGATCACTGACAGCCTGTTGCAAGCGGGCAATAATGCCGTTGTAACCCGTCATACCTGAATACGGTTGCAGCGAACGGGTTTTACTCACCAGCGTGCCGGAAACCGGCAAAACCGCGATACCGTCGATCACCTGGTAACTGCGTGACGGGCGCGGCCCCATCTCTTCATCGTCACCAAACAGCGCAAGAGGTTCAGCAATCTGTTCACCGCTGAGAGTGACGCCGGAAACGGTATCTGTCAGACGGGTAATACCCAACTGGCCCGCCAGCGCGCAAAAGAAAACCCGCGCATAGGCGGGTTCAAGTAGCAGCGGCTCATTAAAAGCCAGGCTGGCAATATGCGGGAGATTACGCAGCTCGGGCGTCATCTTTCTCCTCCTTAGTGGAATTCTCTAACCCGGACTGGAAGGCAGCAGCAGCCCATGAAGGCGGTTTGAGCCCGGCGGCGCGGCGCTCCATCGTTTCGCGAACCTGCTGCGCGAAAATTTCCTGATAATCTTCACCGCGTTTGGCGCACTCTTTTTCATAAGTACTGAGGCCCGCTTCTATCAGCATGACCGCTTCCTGAACCTCTTTCAGTCCATCAATAGCCATGCGCCCGGAACCAATCCAGTCGCAGTTTCCCCAGGCGCTTCGCGCTTCCTGAAAGCTGAACCTCGCCCGGGAAGGCAATGTCACAACCCGACGAATAATGGCCTCTTCCAGCCAGCAGAGAAACATCATGCACGCCTGACGGGACGCAACGAATTTCCGACGCCCCATAAAAAACGCCCATGATTCATTGGCGCTGGCGCGGGCGGTGGAGTAACTCATCTGGGAGTAATTCCGGGACAGTTGTTCAAACGAAACGCCAAGCCCGGCAGAGATATACCTCAACAGCGACTGTTCGAATACCGAATAGCCGTTATCCGCGTTCGGTGGCGACTGGAGATTCAGGGAATCACCTGGCATAAGGTGCGGCACTTTCGCCCCACCCAGGCGAACCGGCGCCGCAGAGTAATACGACGCCATTTCCGCCAGCCAGCCCGTAAATTTGTTCTGCTGCTCTTTATTATCAGCGCCGAGAATAAAATCCATCGCGGTCTGGGTATCGAGTTCGCTCTCGATAGTGGCAGCATACATTGCCTTCACGATAGCGCTCTGCAACTGTGTGTTTTGCAGCGTATCGAGCATCTTCATTTGCTCCATGACGCTGTAAAACTGGTTGGCGCCGCGGGTCTGACCGTCCTCAAGCGGTTCAAAAATGTGAATGAATGAAGTGCGCCCACCAGCCAGTTCACGCGGGATATACGTCCATTTCTGCGGCATCCAGCCAGGATAACCATCATCGCTGACGTAATACCCCACCGCCGCCCCGGTGTTGTTCACCGCCACACCGGCACGACAGTTTCGCGTATCGCCCGTGTTATTCGGGTTACTGATGCGCTTCGGACTGACCATTTTGAACTGTGTACGGAAAAGGCGTCCGGGGCTGCTGTCCCACGCGGGCTGCACACACAATTCACCATTAAAGGAGTGCATTGCCACGCCTTCACGGATCATCATCGTGAAAGTGCGTTTGCGCTCCGCATCGATAAAGCAGTTGTCGTCTTCGGCAAACTCTTTCCACGCGGCTTCCACCTCGCGGGAGAAAGCCCGGGCATCCTCTTCAGAAATGCCAAGAAAACGCCAGCTCGGACGGTGGCTCAGGCGAAAGAATGAGCCGACGATATGATCCTGGTGCAGTTGTATCGCATTTGCGGCATAGCCGTTATTCCTGACCAGATCGTCTGCGCGGGCGTTACCGCGCGCAAAATTGGGCAGTAACGCCGCATCAGGGCTTTCGCTCTGCGGTTGCCACCCCCTGAGTTGACCACCAAAACCATGCCCCCCGCCGTGATAACCGGCGTATTCCCGTAACGACGTCCTGCCGTCCGGCCCCAAAAGTGCAGGTGTTTTCATACGTAAAATCCTGCCGGCCCCCGGCGACGTTGAGTGATACCGACCTGAACCTCCAGATCAGCAATGTATTTTTTAAGGTCGCTCACCGAAGTAACCGTAAACTCCACCCGGCGACCGTCCTTTTGTACCGTCGCCACCCGCTTTCCCGTCATCAGGTCATGCAGTGCGGCGCGGGCGCTGTCGAGATCGGATTGTGACGCCATTACTCATCTCCAGATAATGCCCTGGCGTAATCTGCCACGGTCTTTTTCGGTTTACGCGCCCCTTCTTCCTCCAGCAGGCTTGCCAGAAGAGAATCAAGGTTCAACTGCCAGCGGGAAATACTGATCCGCAGTGCCGCCAGCGCATACACAAAGCAGTCGAGTGCCTCATTGCGGCGTTTTTTGCTGTCCCAGACTATTTTCTTCCGCCCGTCCACCCATTTCTCAACCTGTTCCTCGGCGGTCAGTTGCTGTGCCTCAGTCAGATCGTAAATATCAGGATTGTTGGGGAAGTGAACGGCCCCCGGCAACGGTTCATCACCTTCGGCTACCAGGGTGAAACGGTTGTAAATCTGCTCTTTTGCGGTATCAGTACCGACTTCAGTCAGATAGACACCGTTCTTGTTGCGCTTGCGCGGCATATTCGCGACGGGCTTACCGTAAACGGATGCCCCTTTTATCGGGATCACGCGGAACAGACCATGCTTTTTCGAGCGGTTGTAGACAATGGTGGGATCAATACCGCCAATATCCCAGCAGATACGGGATATCGACATTTCAACGCCATTGTGTCGGGGATATGTTTTGTTGAGCGCCTCATCAACCCTGAGAAGCGTCGCCTCATCATCATGACGGCCCATAATGATCTGCCGGTCAATGAGCCAGCTTTCTTCGCCAGGTCCCCATCCCCAGACGCGCATTTCGTATCGGTCAAGCTGGGAGTCGATACCGGCGGTAAGATAAGCAACCCGCTCAGGGACAGAGGCATCAAAGTGTTCCTTCCGCTCAGCCATCACATCCGCGTCAGGCCGCTCACCGATTTTCGGCTCCCACGTTTCACCCAGCGTGGTGTTCACGAAAGTTTTACGCTTTCCGGTATCTCCTTTCGTTTTTATCCAGTCCTTGACGATCTGTACCCAGGTAGTGAACGGGCTGTATGCCGTCCAGATGTGAAACGTTACGCTGTCCGGCGGGTCAATTTCTGCGCCTGTTGACGAAAACCAGGATAAACCATCCCGCGTCCAGATCCCTGTGGTATCGCAGATGTACCTGGCCTCAGTAAAGTCCAGTTCCTGCTGTTTAATCACGCAGGCGTTATGTTCGCAGAGGTAAAAAACACTGGCCGGTTCGCCGGGCGTCCACTTCAGCCCGAATGGCGTTTCTTTATCACCAAACTTGAGATATTGCTCCTCACCGCAGTGCGGGCAAGCAACGTGGAAACGCATGAAGTGTTCTGACTCTTTTGCCGCCCGCTCAATCTGGCATGTTCCTTTCTCTTTGGGCGTGGATCCGCGGATTGATTTGGGCCACACCGACCCCTCAATACGCTTATCACCGAGAAAGGTCGGAGATCCCTCTTTTTCAATATCGTCGTCGAACGCCGCGAGTTCATCGTATCCGGCAATATCCACCGATTTTTCACGGTAGTTTTTTGCCGCCTTTCCGCCCAGGCACCAGAAGCCGCGACCGTTAGAAAAACGCTTCATACTGAGCGTGTTGTCACGGTGCTTTTTGCCGTACCACGGTGCCAGTGAAAGCAGTGAAGGAATATCCCGGATAGTCGGCTCAACATGCGACTTCATGAAGTTTTCAGCGTCGCCGTCGGTAGGAAGCCAGATCAGGGAGTTTCGCTGTTTGTGCTCAATAAAATATGCATAAACCCCGAGCAACATTTTTGAATAGCCAACACGGGCAGATTTAACGACGTTCACCTCGCGGATATAGTCGTTTCCCATCGCATTCATGATCGCGCGCTGAAAAGGCAATGTTTCCCAGCGCCCTTCCTGATAAGCAGATTCTTTCGGGAGATAATAATGGGTGTCTGCCCATTCAACTGCCGTCTGCGGCTCTGGCCTGTACAGAGAATGAAGCCCCGCACGCGCAGAGTGCTGCAGTCCCTTAACCTGACTGTTCGATATATTCACTCAGCAACCCCGGTATGATTTCATCCAGCGCAGCTGCTTTGTTCATGGCTTTGATGATGTCCTTTTTGAGGAAATCAATATGTCGGTTTTCCAGTTCCGGAAAACGCCGCTGAACCGACAGAGGGATCCCATCGAGAATACTGGCTATTTCACCGGCGATCCGTGACAGCACGAACGTGCAGAATGCGGTCTCCACCACCTCAGCGGTATCTTTGGCATTTTTTAGCTCCTGGGCGTCAGCCTGTGCTCGGGTAAGCCGGTGCCGCTCATATTCAATTGTGCCTGGCTGGAGGTCGGATTCCGAAGCAATGCGAAGATCCTCTACCTCTTTCCGTAATTTCTCATTCTCAATCTCAGCGTCGCGCGCGGAATACCACTCGATAGCTGCCGCTGAGTCATAGAGTACTTCGTTACCTTTTCCACCACCGCGCACAACCGGCATCCCCTGATCCTGCCAGTTCTGGATCGTGCGCACACTGACACCGAAGATGTCAGAAAGCCGCTTTTTGTTGACCTCCATAGCTCACTCCGTGCGCAAAAACAGAGAACGGAAACGATCTCGGGTTTTTTACCCTTTTTTCTGGCTTAACGTTTCCTTTCTTTTGAGGGGGTGTTTTCTTTTAAAACAATGGATTAACGAGAAGAAGAACGGAAACGGCAAAAACCCGAAAATTTTCATAAATAGCGAGAATCTGCGCGGACGCCGCCCCGTAACAGCCCGGATCGCCGGAAAGGACCCGCAAGCGATAATGATTATCATTTTCTATAATGAGGTCACTATCACGAGCATTTAAATGATAATGAAAATCAATTTCACTTTAAGATTTTCTAACGTGATAAAAGACTCCGGATGATTCCACCAGGAGAACACTCCTGCATGATGGCCTTGCGGACGTGGTCTGCCAGTTCATCCATTGCTTTCGTGTCTGCTGCCACTTTCTCTGCGACATCGCCAGCCTTGCGTAAGCGCTCGATTTCTTCGTGGGCAGCCAGAGCATTCCGCAGAAGGTCTTCAACATTTACATGGATATCAATTCCATTGTCGCTAAAGTCTGCCTTTTCTGATTTATTGCGACTGACACCAAAGTTGATGTTGTAGATATTGGTCACCGGCAGAGGTGCTTCGGGAGACGTTGAGTGGATGATGAATGCGTCATTGATGAATACTTTACCGCTGCAATCAATTTTGAACCCTTTGCCAAACTGTGTGTTTACCAGGTGGTTAACGGCAAACTCCTGCCCTTCCGCTGTCAGGAAGGTGAAGTGGTTTTCTCCCTGGTATTCCGTCACTGTGCGCCTGGTTTCAGCAAAGCCCAGACCGCGAAGTTCGGCGGCACCTGACTTGGACGGCAGGTCACCAGATAGCAATGCACCACGGTAAAACAGCGCATAGAGCACGTCTGTAGCAGCGCCAGATAGCGTAATGGTTTTATTACTCATGATACGTTTCCTTTTAGATGTGAGCCTGTCGCACGGTAAAGCCGCCAAGAGGTAACGGTTTACCCAGGCTCACTACTGAAAGACTCTCTTTGATGTGCGCGTGCGATGCGCTTCGGTGTTACTACCAGGAGTGTTCGTATGCGATGTTGGTCAGTTCATCAGACAGTTCACTGATGGTGTAGGCTATAGCCATTTTCTGTTCTCTGTTGAACGATGGCCACAACTGACGCAAAGGATCGCTTAGGTGGTTTTGCCAGTGTTCACCAGCACTAAGCTCCTCCCAACCAGTGGGCAGAAGGTAAAGACCACGTCCATATTTTTCTTCATCTGGTGTTAGAGGTGGTAATGGATTTGCCGCCGCACTGGTGTCGTTACCCCATGCACCAACGACAACACGCCCACCACCAGCAAGGTGAACCGTTACGCCCTTTTCACCAATTTCAACAGCGTTGTTCATCAGTAACCTCCATGAATCATGCGTTATCGCAGGTACTCAGTGAATACCTGCAGTAATTACCACCTTGCCTCTAACGATAAACCTGGTTAGTGTCTTTCCTTATTTCCGTGTTTAAAACCTATTAGGAGGATTTATGCCCATAGATATACCGTCAGGAGATTACTCTCTAAAAGGTGTCCACGCCAAAGCTGTTAATAACAAAGACATAAAACTGATTATGCGCCTTGTTGGCAAATGTTACCGCGATGCCAAATCCAACCAAATAAACCTCGTTCCTCTACGGTCGGGGGATGAAATAAGAATTACTTTGCCGGTTCATAAGTTTAAATATTTATTTAAGAATATACTTAACACTCAAGACCTAACGGACAGCAATACTGAATTTTATTTAAATAATTTTAGCTCTTTGACTTTTGAAGCAAAGATCGATGCTAATAAGGAAATAACTAAGGTCTGGATAACAGAACCTCCATTCGCGCCATCAGAAGAAGAGTCTGAACAACTTCGATCTTTATTGTGATGACCTGGTTTTCTCAATCTCTCGGATACTTGACAATTGATTATTCGCTTTTTCAATAGCGGCCAGCAACGGCTTAATCCAGAGAACGGCTTGGCAATATGTCAGCGTGCCGGTGGAAGCGGCGCTATCACTGGCTGGGTCAGCGTTCCCGGAATCGGTGTGCATTGCCCCGGTACGTAAACGGTTCGCGTAGTCGAGCAGCCCACCAGCGACATCAACAGGAACAGGCAGATCACAGGTCTTTTCACGTCGAAGAATCTCCCGATATTCGATAACAGTCTTTTCGGTACCTGCATCGATCAACGAATTGAGGCGGCTGGCATTCTCAGCCACCTGATTGAAGCGGTTAAAGTTGAAAGCCTGCACCGCGATGACCTGCCCCTGTAGTGCGTTATCATGCTCCAGAACGCGCTTATCGCTTTGCGCTGTGCTCAGGTCAGCCTGGCTGTTTGCCAGCAGAACACCGAGAATAGCGACAGCGGCAACGACAATAACCACCGCGATAATTGCCAGCCACCAGCGCCATGACGTTTTCAGTGATGCCAGTAGAGCTTCAATCATGATTCTTTCACCGAACTGGTGCCATTCATCAACGGTAACAGGCGGCTATCCCTCTGCTCGTTAACCGGCCAGCGATAACCCGTCACGCGGGAACGTGAGAATGCACGAATATTGATAGCGTCAGACTGGTTACCACCGAGGACCATCAGGTCACCGTTCTGATGCTGCCCGACCACAAATCCGACATGGCCGCCGCCGTCGCGACTGAATACCACCACACAGCCATAGGCTGGCTCGCGAAGTTCGACGCCCCAATTGAGATAGGATTTTGCAGACTCGAAACGGGTGGATTTGATTCCGACGCGCTCAAGCATCGACCCGACATAAGCGGCACACCAGGGCGTTTCATCATCTTTAATTCCACCTCGTTTAATATCCTTCCAGAACTGGAGGATTAATGGATTGTGTCGCGGGCCTTTAATTTCCATCTGCCCAATGTATTTACGGCCTTCCACCAGCCAGCGCGGTTCATTTTGCATTGATGTCACCTGTTCACACTTTGTTGTTGTCGCCACCGACACGACCGCCGATAAATCTCATTGCGAAACTGCGGATTGCATCCACGCCAATAAGACCAACGCCGCCACCAATGGCTACAGACAGAGATTTAGGCCATCCAAAGAACTCAAGAGCTGACGAAATAGACAGCGTCAGGACACCGCAGAGAAGGATTTCGAGTACCTTTTTCTTTTTGCTCCCATTACCGCCGAAATACGCAATTCTCAGACCAGCAACAATAAGTGACATGAGAACCGCGCCCAGTGGCGTATCTCCGCGCCACCAGCTCTGGAATAACTCAATAAAGTCAGTCCAGGATTGGGGATCGTTGTGCATTTTCATAAGCCTCACCTCCGTTAATGACGGATGGCGCTGTGTGTGATTGAAAGAGATCAGGCTTCCGGGCTCTTTTGTAAAATTGAAAAAAGAAGGTGATTCCCGGAGCCTGAAGATGATGATCACCACAGCGGGATAGACGTGATGATCGTTATGTCTTATCCAGTTCGCGGATTTCCTCCACGGTCTGAATAAACCGTTCTGTTTCCAGCTCAACACCAATTGCCTGTCGACCCAGTGCCATAGCCGCTTTAATGGTTGAACCGGATCCCATGAAGAAATCAGCCACAACATCACCCGGCCTGCTGCTGGCGTTGATGATCTGCTGCAACATGTCTGCTGGTTTTTCGCATGGGTGTTTGCCGGGGTAAAACTGAACCGGCTTATGCGTCCAGACATCGGTGAAAGGAACAGAGACTGAAACAGAAAAGAACCGCCGGAGAGACTTATACTCTTCCAGCAATTCTGAATACTTCCGGTTCAACGAATGCCACGTGGCCACCAGCTGGTGGTGTGGTGTGTCGAGCTCATTGTTTCGATGCTTATCGAATGCAACCTGGGTGAACAGTTCCTGCAGTTTCTGGTAATCCGCTTCGCCTGGCAGTTGCCACTGAGATGCACCGAACCAGTGGGACACCATATTCTTTTTCCCGGTCGCATCGGCGATCTGCTTAGAGGAAACCCCCAGCGATTCACGCGCGGCACGGAAATACGAAATCAGCGGCGTCAGCACATGCTGTTTGAGCTCGTTGCTTTTCTCTGCGTATCCATCACTCTTTGGCTTATATGGGCCCTGATAATGTTCAGCGAAGAGAATGCGCTCAGTCGCCGGGAAATATGACCGCAGGCTTTCTTTGTTGCAGCCATTCCAGCGACCGGAAGGTTTTGCCCAGATGATGTGATTAAGGACACTGAACCGCTCCCGCATCATGATTTCAATATCAGACGCAAGGCGATGCCCACAGAACAGGTAAAGGCTACCGGCGGGTTTCAGAACGCGCCAGAACTCAGCCAGGTATCCATCAAGCCAGCGTAAAAAATCCTCATCCCCTTTCCACTGGTTGTCCCATCCTTCAGGTTTTACCCTGAAGTAAGGTGGATCCGTAACAATAAGGTCAATGGAGTTATCAGGGAGAGAAGCGATGTAACGCAGGGAGTCAGCGTTGATTAACTCAACACTGTTTATTTTTACAGTATTTTTCATAGATCAGTAAGCGTAACTCTGATAGGCTCACTATGCTTTTGCGCTAAAGCAGTGGGCCCTGGTTAGCTTGTGACCTGAAAGCATGAGCTGATGGCTGGCTGGGTGCGCTAACACCCACCAGCCGCCCATTTTCACAGCAGAAAGCCCCCATCACTGGAGGCGCTTGTAACATCCGAATTGGTAGATCGAATAGTTCGCCATCACCAGTTGCGTAAGAATGAACTGGCACCGAGCCAGGCTCAGATGCGTGTTCTCGGCAATTTCCCCGGCGGTGGCTGGCGTGGTACTCAGTTCGTTTAAAACAGCCTTTGCCTCTTCAGTCATTATCTTCTTATTTTGCATGTCTTTTTACCTTTTTTTGGTGTGACATACAGATAACTCTGGTCTCCAGATACAGCAAGTAATGAATTGAGGTTTTGACCGAATGTGGTTATGAAAAGCAAAGAGCAGCGAAGACGAAGAAGAGGACTGGGATATTTAAAGAAACGACGATATGACAGGGGTACTGATGCAATGCACCTCGCGAATACCCCTGTCGTATCGCCGGAAAGCAAAAGCCCCGGCTAGCGGGGCTCTCGTCATAATCAAATTGTCGCTTCTCATCGCTGCCATCGTGGCGCAGCTCTGCCAAGCATAAATGGATTATCTAACTTTCTGGGTAGAATTCAATGTACATAACTAAAAATAGCACTAAAAGACAAAAACGCTTTCTATTCATCCAGAAGCTTCCGGGCTGACAGATAAACCTTCGCTCTGAAAATCTGCAGACACCATTTAACACGCTCCCGCGCCTTTTCAGGGGTTAACCACGGCGCAATTATCCGCAACTCTCTTGTAATATCAGATATTTTTTTTCGCGTGGTGTAATACTGAAGACCGACGACATATACCGGATCATTGACATCAAGCGCCAGCAACACGGATTGCTCTACAAAATCAACATCATCATTATGCAGAGCTTCATCGATTACGCTGGCGGCTGGCTGTGGCCACAGAATGGTATGAGCGCGATTCAGTGCCTGCTGCCCCTTCAATCCCTCACTGCGAGCCTGGTTCAGCGCAGCCGTAAAACGCTCCAGCGCTTTATCCGACCAACGTCCTCCCCTCAGTACATTCCAGCATTCATGCCCCCTGGGCATTCGGGGGGCTGTTCCCCCGCTCACACCTTCTCCCCATATCGTTAACAGTGATTTAATCCATGCCGACTGAATCCCCGTAAGGAGAGTACATTTCCCCAGCCAGCTTTTGCGCGGCGCTATCGCTGCCTTTTCCAGAGCTGCGCGGTGTGAACGTTTTTGACGTGGCGTCATGGTTTTTTCTCCTTTATGCCAGCACGCCAAGCGCGAACGCCCGGTCCAGCACATTTTTTAACATTTCAAGCTGAGAACCGTATTTACATTCAAACTTGACCGGGTCGTTATGCAGTTCTGTGTGATGTTTGCGGCACAGCGGAAGTGTAAAGCTGTCATGGGCTTTTGTTCCCATTCCTCCCTGCCCGTGCCCGATAAGATGATGGGGATCGTCTGATGGCATTCCGCAGCATTCGCACGGCTGGGTTTTCACCCACCGGAGATATTCAGGCTTTACCCAGCGAATACGCTTTGGCCGTTTCATTTGGGTTTGCGGAGATTCCGGATCAACGTTCAGCGTCACAACAGGCTTTGTCGCCGGCATTACTGAAATAAAGTCACCCGGCAGCAATTCCAGTCGTTTTTCGAGAATGCTGGTGGCAGAAACCGAGGGGACGATCTCGCTATCTTTATAAACTGACCGCAACGGTTCGTTCGGCAGCGCCAGAGCGCGGCTTGCAACCCCTTCAGGTATCGCAGCAGCGACGCCGGAATACACTGCCCACCAGCACAGTTCTGCAAGTGAAAGCTCTCTGTCTTTCCCACACCTCAGCGCCGCTAATACGTTATCAATGACCCACTCGATCAGGTTCTTGCGTGCCAGTGCCGAAAGTTGCTCCGTCGTCTGCTCCCGCAACTGGTTATCACAATGCCAGCAGACACGTATTGCCCCTGGCTCATGTCGCATATTGACCAGCTCGCTATGGTGATATTCTGAATGCGGCCACTGGCAATGGCTCACCCGACGACATAACCATTCCTCCAGTGCCGTAATTCCTCCAGCAGCGCGGATCACACGTTCATCAGTAAAAAAAGACACCAGACCGCCATCTTCCGCCAGCGGCTGGCGGGCATCAGGGATTTTCCCGGATGGCCAGCGAGTCATATACTCTGGAGGCTTTTCTATCAGCACCCGACCATGATGAAACAGACCGAACAACTCACTGCCCGGCTTCAGCATTATCAGCCCCATTTCGCGAACAATTACTGGTTTGAGCAGCGCGCGCATTCAAAAATCCCCCGGATGACTATTTGCCCCTTTTCTCCCCAGATTTTTGTGACTCGCCCGTCCCACACGCGGCTGTCGTCATCAAATATTGCATCGAGTAATGCCTTTTCGAGATTGTCCTTGTCTGGTTTCAGCTGGTGCGGTTTCCCGCACATTTCGGCGCGGCGCTTCCTGCTCCAACTGGCAGGCATGGGAAGTATGAATGTGACGTGATAACCTGACTCAGGCAGTGAGACATGGTTCAGCCTGACTTCATCGCAGAACGCACGATAGCGAAGCACCGGCGGACGTTTCTGCCATTTATCCCGCTGAGTCATTCTTGGTTTACCGATTGGCGTGATATCGTAGACGCGCATAATCACCCCCACATCCGCGAACGATACGATTTTTTAGTGTGAGCCGGGCCGGAGTTTTCAGTTAGTAGTGCACTGACAATCCAAAAACACGGATCAGAGTCGAGGCTTCTCTCTGTTTTAATGCCCTTTGCCCGGTAACGTGCCACCAGCTCGTCGGCCTGCTCAGTTGTCAGCCCGTAATGAGTGAACCAGCTTCGTTTCATGTCACCTCCATAACGGGCGGCAACAGAAATTCGCTGGCGTTGGGTAACGTCAGTGAGGATTGTATTTTGAAGTGGTTTTGCGCCATCGTTTTCTCCGTGGCGCAGCAGGTATAGGTTGTTCAGGCCTATGAGGGAAGTGTATCAGATTTCCGGGAAACGCGATAACCAGCTTTTTCCAGCATTTCAGTAAACAAGGTTGGCGTTCCTATAATTTCATCCTCCTGAAGCGGCATAAACGACACGTTACCGCCGCGCCTGTACATCAGGGCGCGTTCACATTCAGGAAATGAATGGAGTCTCGCAACAATAACTCCATCATGACATCTAATCACTGCATAGCCTTTTTGTGGTAATTCTTCTATTTTTGTCACCTTTCAACCCCTCCAGATAAACAGGGCAATAGCGCATCTGGCATTAATAGAACCAGTCGTCAGCGCTTTCCCATGTCTCCTGCAGGATGCTTTCGATGTTTTTTTTATCATCTTTATTTCCACCGAAAACGCTCAGGCTGTCTGAACCAGCACGACGAATTACCAGACTGCAATTTTCGTACTGATTGTTAAGGCGCTTGAGTAACTCTTTCTCCAGTGCTGGCAGCGCACCCTTTGGAAGTTCTTTAGTGCGATCAATGGTTAATTCAACTTTCATAATAGCCCCCATTACATATACTGTACTTTTATACAGTATACCTATGAGAGACAATGATCAACGGTTTAAGAGCACAAATTGTTAACCACATGTCAGGAAGTGAAACTATAACCCGCCGTAGCGGGTTGAATTGGATGATGTTTTTAGGCGGCAATTTCTTTCGTCTGGCAAAGCTCGGGCAAGTTGGACCTTACCAGTGCCTCAGCGGACGGCGGCACGGCGTTTCCTCTGCAGATATGATTTTGGCCATTCGCATGAGGAAAAAAATATTTGCTGCAAAAACAAAAAACCCGCCGAGGCGGGTTTAGACAGATCTTGTGGGATTTAACTTCCAGGTGCAAGTTTCCAGATGGCTTCAAGTATCAATTTGAGCTTGTCACCCAGCAACCAAACGCCAGCAGAGCCCAAGAGAGTTAACACGATGAACCCGCCTATTACCTTATTTCTAGCCCCAGAAATCGATTGCTCTAGTGCTTCGAGTTTATCGTTTTGCGTTTTAAGTAAGCCCTCAATTCTTTCCAGGGTATCAGCTGTCCGCCCAGAAGAAGATTGAGATTCCCCCACCTTATCATGCAAAGTATCTATACGATCATTAGTATGGCGCAGATCATCACGAAGGTTGTTTACCGCATTGAGAACCCATTGACCTTGTGCCTGAGGTGTGCTGATTTCCCCAAGAGTATCTCTATCTTCAGGTGTACTACTATGACCACCGTTATCTCGACGGCTTCTGTTTGACATCAGCCCCCTCCTTTAGCAGATAACCAAGGCCATAATTCAGTATTATGATAGCCCCAATAAGCATTTGAGGCGGTGATTAACACCCTACCGAAAACATTAGCTTCATCAATCTGACCGGTGTCTGGATTCACGGCTAGCTGTAAAAAAACATCCTTAGGTGTCGCAGCTACCGAATTAACAAACCACACCCTATCGTTAACTTTGAAACAATCGTCGCCCCCAAATAAACGGAGAACCCGAGTGTTCAGATTCTCGTTAGGGTTGTCGACAATCACTGCAAAAGTTGCCATTCAAGCATCCTTAGCTTTCATAGATGAGCGAAAAAACTTAGCTGATAATAATCATAGCATGAACCCAAGAGCAATTTTACAGTTAAAGTGTATGAACCTCTTTCGTAAAGTAAACGTAACGACTTCATAAAACTAAATGTGTATATGATGACCGCATGTATGTTAATTCAAGCAGCGCATACCTGCGATAAGCAAAGCTCGGGCAAATTGGCGCGCACCAGCGCTTCGGCGAAGGGAGGCGGGACCGCATTGCCGCAGCGAGCTACCTGCTTGTCTTTAGCGTACTTCACACCTCGGTAATCCCGGTCAATGATGTACCAGTCAGGGAAGCCCTGAGCACGGTACAGTTCATGAGGCTGTAGCATACGCATACCGATATCGACGATGCGGTAAGTTATGCCATCAACGGTAACCAGCCCGTCGCATTCCTCGCCGCAGTATTCACGCAGGAACGCCAGCGTTTGCTGTGCGCGCTGTTCGTCGTAATCTTCGACCGCCAGTGTGGTTTTGACTTCTCCGACATGCAGGCCACCGGCCGTAACTGTCGGCATTGGTTCACTCGTGGGCTGACCATCGCGACACGTGCCGCGCAGTTTTACCAGGTGAGAAGCCACAACAGCATGATGATCGACCGTCGTCACCGAGTGGACTGGTTCATCCAGCCCGACGCCGGGCCCCGTATAGTTGCCGCCGTAGTGCTTCGCCAGAAATGCGCTGGCCACGGCGAACTTGTTACCACCAGCGGTTACCGTCCCCAGCGGCTTTTCAAGCTGCAACACGCGCGGTTCCTGCCCCGGCCTTTCGCCGTACCCCATCTGGATCAACGTTGGCGTCACCAGCTGTGAATGACCGCCGCCGCCCGCCGTAATCGTCGCACTCGGCTCGTCTGCCCGGTGACCGATGCTGGCCCCAAACTGGCGAGCGATAACCGGCGCAACCAGGCAGGCACGAGACTGTTTCAGGATGGTGTGAGCGGGTTTATCCAGCGGGCGAGGCTTTGCCTGGTACTCACTGCCACCGTTACCAGCCAGGAACGGTGTAAGCGCGGCCTCAACAATGCCGAGAGCATGACCATTCCCGCCAGGACGCCGCGATGTGCCAGCGGTGATTGTCGGGACTGGTTGTGTGACATCCTGCCCTGTCGCGCCTGTTCTGAATTTCGTCAGGTGCGGTACCGCGATTGCGTAGCCGTGGGTTTTGGTGATTGTCTGCAGCGGTTCTCCCAGCGACTGGCCCCGAAAGCAGTCGTAATGTTTTTTGGTGCTGGTATGGTTGCACTTCACGATAAATGGCGACGCACTGTCGATAACGAAACGCTGAATACCGCGCGCAATGCGTTTGAGCGTATTCACTGCCAGTGGCTTTTTGCGGTCGAAGATCGACGGCGCAGGAATAGTCCAGTCGATACACTCCGCAGCGGTGCGCCACGGCGCCAGCTTGCCAGCCTGAACCGCCGGTGATTTCGGATCCCCATGTGTTGGCTCCGGCCACACGATCGGTTTACCGTCACAGCGCATAACCATGAAGAAACGTTTTCTGATCGTCGGCGCACCGTAGTCACAGGCGCGAAGTTCGCGATACTCAACAACATAACCCAGACCTTTTACCAGCCTGGCGGCGTCCTCACTGTCGAGAGGAATACCCAGAAATTCACAGCACTCCACCAGCGCCGGGTGATCGGCAGAAATTCCGGTAGTCAGCATGCCAATGAATGCCTCGAAAGTTTCTCCTGCACGCGCAGGATCAGGCCGGCAAAAACCTGGATAAACAGGTCCAATGAAATTGACCATAAGCGCATCAGCTAAATCTGGCTTAGGTGGGGTTTCAATCAATGGCCCCCACGTTCTGAACTCTTCGACGTTCTCCAGCTTCATCACTCGAGGCTTTACGTCAAGTCCCCAGCGCAGTGTCACCCAGGCCAGACCGCGGATCGCTTTTTCTACTGGCTTCGCACCTTTGGCTTTCGAAAAATGGCGACAATCCGGGGAAAACCACGCGAGCGCCACCGGGCGACCGGCAGTCGCAACTTTTGGGCTGACATCGTAAACAGATTCGCAGTAGTGCAACGTGTCAGGATGATTTGTAGTGTGCATCGCCACGGCGTTCTCATCGTGATTAATCGCAATATCAACGCTTCGACCAATCGCCATTTCAATACCGGTTGACGCGCCACCGCCACCAGCAAAATTATCAACAATGATTTCTCTCACGCGTAATTCTCCATCGCGCTTGCCAGCGAACGGGCAGCTGTAACAATTGACGGTACCGGCATTTTCTCCAGCCACATCCTGTTGATGTGATGCTGCAGGCGTCGTTGGTGGTGAGAAGGGAGATCACTGGCATTCTCGACCTGAGAAAAAACCATTTTCACCTCCGCTGGCCAGACGGTTTCAGGAACATCCACCAGCAGCAGATTTTCCAGCTCAATAATCCGGTTGGTTGCATATTGCAGTAGCTGATCCATCACTTATGCTCCTGCTGTTGATCCACTTTGATGTGCAGCCGCGGTTCTCCGTCTTTCGGCTCCGGCCAGTGGCGCGCCATATTCACCTTCAGCTTTTCTTCCATTGCCGCTGTGATTTCACCGTCACTGATACCAGCGCGCCGCTGGGCGTCCCATAACAGGAACTGCATATCAGCCCACTCGCTGAGGTCGTCAGGTTCTGCTGCTGCTTCCAGCGCCTCTTTTGAGAGGTGCTTCAGTGGACCGACTGGGCCAACATTGCCGAAGGTCTTTTCTGACCATTCAGCATGGCGCCGCCGGATTAAATTACGCAGTTGGAGCGATGCGGTTTTATCAACCTCCAGCATTGCCAGCGCAATGCGCGCCAGATCCCGTACAACTTCTGGTGGAGCATAACGGTCATTCAGGTCATCCCACAGACGGAGCATGTTGTCACTTTCAGGGTGAACATCCTCATTTGTTCCGTCCAGTGCAGTAATAACCTCGTTGGCGGCATCAATAATTTTTTGTGCCTGTTCTTTGGTAATAGTGGTCATGCTGCGCGCTCCTGTTTAGCAATATCTGTGGTCAACTCACGGATAGGAATGCGATTCATGTGCATCGTGTATCCGGTACGCGCTTCAAGCGCGGCATATTGCTCCAGCAATTCGGGATGGTGACGCGCGCCATTCCTCAGGTCGTTACGGCTTGCCATAATGCAGAAGACGCAACTCAGTCGCTCATTGCCCAGAGCATAGGCGTAGTGCGGCTGCTGCCCAGATTCGCGGATGGCTGCAAAAACCTCGTCTGTATTCATCTCGTGAACCGGCAACCACTCGTACCAGGTCAGCACCGAGTTGGAATCTGTCTCGTTTTTACGGAATACCTGCCGCTTGGCGCGCCCAGGCGACTCTTGCGCGCGCAGACCGAGGCAGTTCACGATGGTTTTAAAACCATTGGCCTTTGCGTACCGACGGACTTCTCGCTGGATGGGGCCGCGCTTCAGGTCACTGGTGCATTGCCGGGTGCTGGCGGATGGCCAGCTCGGTACTTCCGGACGGTTCGCAAAGCGTCGTGCGACCATTTCCAGCAGAGTTTTGCGCGCAGTGGCGACAACGAACGGCAGATCAGCAGCCTTCGCCTGGTCGCGAGCCAACTCGAGTGCACCAGGCCATTCAACCGCGCCAAGCGACGCATGAACAACGACGAGTTGACGCGCCGGGATGACATCAAGCAACTTGATCAGCATCGCCTGACTGTCTTTTCCGCCTGAGTGGTTGGATACAAACAACGCGCCTGCTTCAATCAGTGAATGGATACCGGTGATCATTGTGCGGCCTCCTTCGATTTCCGCAGCGCCTCTTTGTAACTGGCCTTTGCCGCTTTTTTGGTGTCACACCATTCGCCCTCAACATCACGGCGAGGATATCCATAAGCGGCATTGAATGAGCAGCGGTACATCCGGCATTTCCCGTGATGGTTATATTCGACTTCTGGAAGCTGGTAGCCCAACAACCATTCACTGAATGACAGGCAGCTATCTGCATCCAGGTAATCTTCGTATCGTGTCTTTTTCTTTGGCTCAGGCAACGCAGCAATCGCCAACTCTTCGCCTTTATCTGTGACGTGATAGAGAACGCCACCGCCAACGAAATCAGGTGCCGGACGAGAAGTGGCACAACCATCAGCAACAAGCGCTTGCCACTTCGAGTTGTCTGTATGGCCGTCGCCAGCGAGGAAATAGTTGCGGTATGGCGTCCTGTTGCGCTCGTTGATACCCAGCGCATGCTGCATGAGTTCGATATCTGTGCTCATTGTGCGGACTCCTCAAACAGAACTTCGCCTTCAATGCCGCCAACCTGATACAGAATCGAACCATCTTCACGATATTCCATCGGCTCTGCGCTCCAGCCCTCGCCGTTTGGTTCTTCATCATCACCAACCTGGACAAACCCACCAGCCACCACACTGGCTGGGTACATCTCACCTTCAGTCCACCAGCCTTCAGTATCTTTGATGCACTTAAGTTGCAGTGACTTGCTCATAATGCGACCTCCGCGCTGATTGGCTTGATACTGTCCAGAAGCAACCGGCGGCGCATGTTAGGCGCGCCCCAGCGGTAACCAGTCGTTTTGTCATAGGATTCACAACGCCCGACAACCCATGAGTTTTCAGTGGAATGTAGTTTCAGCCGTTTTTTCCCGTCGCGCGTTATGACGATCCCTGTGTGCGTTTTGATAGTTTTCACGCTGACGCCCTCCCGCCTAACCGTTTCAAACCGTGGTTCTGTTTGCTCACTTCGCGCGCCGCATCCCGTAGTTTGTACAGACGCTCCAGTTTGGCTTTCGTCCGGCGGATCTCGTTTGAAATAAAACGAACATTAGGGATAAGCAGATCATCCGGGCACGCTCCGAGTGAGGCCGGTTCTGCCAGATCATCGGCATTGTATTTTTGCTCCGTTTTGGCAGTTAATTCCGGCACGGAAATGGGAACAGCTTCTGGCATTGTCAGTAAACAGGACCATGTAACGCCCTTCCCTGAACCGTTTTTCACAACCAACCCGCGGTCAGCGTAAGAACGCAACACAGTACCTAACCCACGGGGATTGCGGTTCAGAAGGTCCGCAAGATCTGACGTGTTCATCGAACCTTTTTCAGTAAGCAGATCGATAACCATTTGCGGAGTGACGGGGGCAGGTTCAGCTCCCCGGACAACTTCAGCGTTTTTGCGCAGTGGTGTTGTTTTTTTCGGGGTAACGGCTGGCGCCGTAATAACCTTCGGAACTGGTGCATCGTTGCTGGCAATATCCCAGTAGCCGTTGATGAAAGTCACAGCCCCCAGATCTTCATGCTCACGTAGAACGGCTAGCGCTTCAGCTGGCTCAATTTTCATTCGTGCAGCAATCTCACGCGCGGTCGCTTTACCCATCACTTTTAAAACATCAATAATTTGTCTGGTCATTGGTCAAAACTCGTTTTAGTTGATTAAACCTGCCGCTTTACGGCGTTTGTACTCGTCCATCAGTACCTGTGCAGGTGTTGGCCCTGCCGGATGATGTGGCGCAGCCAGTTGGCGGCGAATCGGCGGAACTGACATGCCGTTTTTGACGTGCTTCGTCCACTTAGTGAGTAATTTTTCAGCCAGTTTTTTTAATTCCCCCTCTGTCATCTGCCGTTCAACACCAGTTCTGCGCATTTCAATGCAAACGTGATACAGCACTGGTTGCGGCCACGGATATTTGTCGCTTCCGGCATATCGATACGACTCATTTCGCCAGCGTCGGTATTCATCCATCACCTGGTCTGATGTGAGTCCAAAAGGATTAGCCCCACTGTCAGAAACCAAAGATACGAATTCAGCCAGGTCAGGAGGCCAGGTGTTCCCGACGGCACAACGCTCCATGCACTGCTGGCACACAAGACTGATTTGGGCATCAGTCATTGAACCTATCTGAGCTATCCACAGAGTCGATGGTTCTGCCCCATTCTTCTGCGTCCAGCGGTTCGAGAATATTTCCCCCATCACCTGCCATAGTCGCCACGCTGTTTCCGTCGCCATCAAGTCCGTTACGGCGCCGCCATTCTGCGTGGGCTGATTGAATTTGCTGAACAGCTCTGGATGCTGTCGGTTCTGGTCGTGTTCCAACATTGCTGTCACCTCCGGTTACCGGTTGTTTTTTCGTTCTCACCAGCACAACATGCCGGGCGAATTTTTGTTCCCACTGGATCTGGGTGAACACTTTCCCCTCCGATGCCCAGTACGCCGAGAATTCGGCTAGCTCAGTGTCAAGGTAATCAGGCTCTGGCAGTCGAATCCCCCACTGCGCAGCACGCTGCCGAAAATCTACAGACGGCAACCAGGAGTCGCTCATGCTGAACTTGCCGATCGGTTCTGATACGCCATCCACGTATCTGGGTGGGGTTGGGTCTTCCAGTTGGGTATGCCCACCAGAATTTTCATTCGCGCCTGCGCTAAGAGAGGGGTTTTCTTTTAGATCTGTATCTGGATCTTTATTAGTTGGCTCGCCGTTACCTTCTCGTTGTGACGGAGATTTAACGACCGTTGAACGCTCGTTTCCTCCTCGTTGCTTTTCCGTTCCTTTTTTGGCTTTTCTGGCTATAGCTGAAGCTTTCCCGGCAGCAGACTTCTGTTTCAGGGAAGAACGAACCGCTTCCAGATCTCGTTCTATCCGCTCATGAATCCATTCATCGCCACTCTCGGTAAAAAACTCTTTCAACGAAGTTTCAACGGATAACCAACGCTCGTTACTCATCCGTGCAATTTTTGGTAACCGACTTTTAGGGATAGATTTTCCCGTCTGCCAGTAATTGAACATCAGCAGCAGATATGCACCGTGTTCTTCTGTAGACAAATGCATTGTGTCTGCCAGATAATCAGCTATATACAGCTGCATATACGGTAATGCGGCCATCATCCCTCCGAAATACTGATTGAGAGAAGCGAGTAAGCATGGAAAAGATTATTGCTGTCCAACATCGAGCAGAAATAACTGTTACTTACGATCTGCAAAACAATGAGGTTTCTATCATTTCCGATGAATGTCCTACCGTTGCAGATCCAGACCTTGGCACCTGGCAAGAGTTGAAAATTTCTCCAGCAGATATTCCTGGCCTGATCGATGCCTTGCAAAGAGCCCATTCCGCGATGACAGCAGGCTTTTGAACCCAATAACTTTGCGCTTAAAACCAGGAAGAACTTCATAACAGTACTCATTGGTCATTACTCGTTAAAAAAATTGCGGCGCTACGGCGCTGATACTCGCCAGTAGTGGTCCAGCCGCATCAACTGGCAACATGTTGAATAGTGCTATAGCTGCCTCGCGGATCTCTTTTTCAAGCTTGTGCAGCGGCGCGCCAAGCAACTTGGCTTGATGAGCTTCACTGCATTCCTTAATCGCACTCGCCACCAGCTCACATTCTGTTTTTCCCTGTCGTAATCCATGCTTTCTCGCGATCTCAATCGGCATCACAACCGAAATTGCGTGAGAGAGCTGCATGACATAGCCCGTGTATTTGCTGGAATTAGTTTCATTTTTCAGATACCGAAACAGGTTCTGTTTGTTTACAGATATTCCGCGACCGCCCTCTTTCCCCCATTGCTCGGCCACCAGCTGCGCGATCTTTTCCTGGGCCTGTCCAGGCAACGTGGTTTCCCACTCACGAACAGCTTCAAAAATGGCACGGCAGTGAAGTGAATCACGGCGCCGCGGTTCAAACTGATTTTGAGTTTTCAGTGAAGCTGTGATTCGTTGGTTATGATGAGAGTAAGTTACAGAGTGCATAGTTAGGCCCCTTCTTGCGGCAAACCATCAGCTGGGTTTGGGTAAAGATCTGGCCTCAGCTCGTGTGGTGTCACCTGCCAATCGACGGCTTTTGAAACACGCACAACAAGTTCGCCTGGCACCTTATTCTTGAACCATCCATTAACTGTTTGGGCTCGACGATTAAGGCGACGCCCCAGTTCAGCCTGACTGCATATTGCTAACATTTTCTTTTGAGTAGAGGTCTTCATTGGCATATCCCGTTGAGTGAACATGCAGGAAGTAAATCAAATTAAATCGATATCGTCAAATTATATCGATAGGTTTAGCTACAGATAAAATCTGTATAATCGTAGGTATGTTTTTGAGCGGGTTAGGAATATGAACTTCGGAAAGCGACTACAAAAAGCAATCCAAGAGCTTGGAATCTCTCAATCAGAACTTGCACGTAGATTGGGAGTTAAAGCCCAGTCCGTCAATGGCTGGTGTAATTCCAATATACTTCCAAGAGCCGACATCCTTGATCAGCTACAATCCGCCACAGGCTTTCCGCTTTATTGGTTTTTTCTCGAAGAAACTGAAGCTGACGATATACCTGTGATCATGTCAGAAAAAAAGCGACAACCTCAGTCTATTCAGGAACAAAAACTTCTTGAACAATTTGAGCTTTTACCTACTGATGATGAAAGAGAAAAGATTATTGAGTTGATCCAAATGCGCCTGCAAGAGCTTGACGATGTTGCTACAGCCTATCTAAAAAAACGGAAAATAATACCAAGTAACGAGTAACCACCTACCATTACCCTCCAATAAATAAAGAAAAATCAATCCGATAAACTAATCGGCGAAATCTTCACGCCTCAACATATCGATTTAATTTGACAGATATCGATTCAATCGATAATACTATTCCCAACGCAAAGACAGTCATCCAGGCAGGACGCCCACGAAGTAGCTGCCGGCGGCATACGAAACACCGGATGAGATGACAAACAGAAATGCGCAGCAGGTTTTAACCGTTCCGCTGGCCGGCGATAAGGCAGAGAGAATAAAGATGGAAAAAGCATACGAGGAATACTTTGAAGGTCTCGCCGAGGGCGAGGAAGCACTCAGTTTTGCAGAATTTAAAGAGGCTCTGTCATGAAATCCACCAGCGTAGTTCCTAACAACGGGTGCGCTGTTCCAATGCGCAACATCCGCACCGGCGCAGCATGGAAAGTTTCATACAACTACCTCGACGGCATCTACTGGCACGAACCGCAGGGGAATCTGCGCAATATTCGCCGCCCATTTGCCTCACGCACCATCGAACCAAATCTTGTACCAGCGGGGACACATTGATGGGAACTCTGTACGCATTAGTTCTGACTATCGTCATGGCAAACGGTGATTACCAGGAAGCCGTCCTTGGTGTTTATGGAAGTGAAAGAGATTGTCTGTCGGCAGCAAGTGAGCAAAGTAGTGTCACGAACTGCTATCCCGTTGATGCAATTATTCCGGCTGACGACCAACAGCCTCCTGCTTTTTTTTAACGAGTTTTGACCAATGGCTGTTGCCAGCCTGATGCTCAGTGCACGGGGCATCGTGATGGTAATACTGCCATCGTAACCAAACAGGAGACGAAGACCTGTTCTGGTTAAGTTGAGAATCTACTTTGCCCGTCCCGTGGCGGGCCTTTTTCTGGAGGCTTTTATGTCAGCAAACGAACTGGCATTGAGATTCAGTACCGCACCTGCAGAGCAACTGATTGGTATTTTACCTGTCCTCGAAGTCAAAGAAGCCCTGCGTGATGAAGTGGAAGATGACGTTCTGGGGGAAGTCTGGACGGAACACAACTTTGAAATGGAAGCGATTGGCGAGCAACTCGATGAGACTGCTCAACTGGCCAGAAAATTCGAACTGACTGCCGAAGCATTCGCAACGGCAATCAAACTGGCATTGACGTTACCACATAGCGAGGCAATCCCTGTTTTACAGAATGCTCTCAGAGATAATCCCGGTTACGGTCGCGAACCGACTAAGGATGCGTAATGGAATTTGGAATAAAACGAGTTGTGGCATCTGTCCAGACCGTGGCAATCCTGAACAAGATGTACTGCGGTAAAGCTGTGTCTGTCGCCTCCATTAGCAAAGAAACGAAACTATCCGTGTCCTACCTGGAACAGATTTTTTCAAGACTTCGCCGCAGCGACATTGTTACCAGCCAACATGGTCCAGGCGGTGGATATCACCTCAAAAAAATGAACCCCAGCGTTGCTGATGTAGTTCGTGCTGTAACACATACGCCGGATTCGTTTGAACCTGTGCTGAATGCTCTGGAGTGGGTCCCCGTCGCGCAGCTGTCGCAGGGGAAATCCCCGGCCCCATAAAGCACAAAACCCGCGCAAGGCGGGTTAAGTACCCGGTCAGCCGACCAAAGCTTTCCGGAACGAGTTTTGACCAATGACCACTACCACAGGCGGCAATCATCAGCTGCCGGGTATCTTACAACCTTAAGGAGCCCGAACGCAATGAACACATATGCGTATATCATCAAAGCCAAAGCCAAAGCGACTGACTCAAAAAGCCTCTTTTGTTGGTTCTCTGCAAAATCAGACTCGCGTGCTGAACGCGAAATTCTCAACCTTCTGGAAGATTCCGGGATTGAAGTTGGCCGTGGTGCTGACTACCAGCTACCTATTCGTACTAACTGGTTTGTTGTTGACGATCTGCCTGATGAAGGAACGCTGGATGACACGTGGTGTGATCGCTACGAGCTCAGCGAGGATGGTTTAACCTGGAAAAAAATAGTGGTAGCCGAAACGCCAGCAGAGCCAGCAGAGCCAGCAGAGCCAGCAGAGCCAGCAGAGCCAGCAGAGCCAGCAGAGCCAGCAGAGCCAGCAGAGCCAGAATCTACCGTACTGGAAACAGGCGAACAACCAGCAAATGATGCGGCCCCCGAGGTTAATGAAAATATTCAACACGAGCAGGATCTTGCTGAAGGGAAAGACTCTCACCCCGAATACCCCAAATTAACAGCTGTACCCACCATGCCATTCCGACATCGCGTGCTGGCGCAGGACATCGGCTGCGGTGAGTATATGTATCACGTCGACGAAGAGCAGAAAAAAGAAATTATCGCACTGGAAATGGATCAGGATAATTCATATATCCAGAACCTGCTGCTCGCGGCAGAGAATGTTGAAAAGTTCAAGAAAGCCAATGAAGTTGATATCTGGAAGGCAGTGAATTCCGTAAAAACAGTATTCCCTGTCGATAAAAAAACGCCAGAACTGGCAAGCGTTATCCAGTTCCTTAATGCCTGGTTTAATACGGAACATATTGATCGCGGGCTTCTAACGAAGGAGTGGACTAACGGTAACCGTCTGTCCTGCATCCAGAGAACTTCCGGCGGAGCTAACGCAGGAGGTGGAATCAAGACTGACCGAAACCCGGACTATATTCATACCCTGGATACGCTGGATTACGAAATTGCCGCGGCCACGTTGCCGATGGATTTCGATATTTACAATATACCGCTATCTATTCATCGACGCGCTAAAGAAATCATTACTAAAAAAGAGAGCCCGTTCAAAGAGTGGTCTGTAGCACTGCGCGAAACTCCCGGCATTCTTGATTACTCCAGAGCGGCAATTTTTGCTCTTATCCGCGGCACATCATCCGAATTGGTTAAATTTTCTGGTCGGCTACGGGCATATATCAACGCAAACCTGACTGAGAGTAATCACGAAAAACCGACAGCTGATACTCTTGCGGCTTCGCGTCAGATTAATTCTGCATCGGTAACCCTTGACGCGGTTCACGATGCCATCAACGGTAATAACGAAACCACGATCCCTGATGGGGTGGGTGAAGAATATGCCTTTGTTGGTAACAAACTCGTCACTGAAGCCCGGTCCCGCACTGGACAACCTAACATCGAAAACCACGGCAATGGTGTCTTTTCCATAGACAGCCTGGTTAACGCACCACCAGCGCAACCATTATCTGTTGTCGACCAGGTTCTCCATCACTCAGTTGAAGAAAAGATCAAACCAGATAACAACGAGGAAGCCGCCAGTGATGAGCAGATGGAAGAGATTATCAACAATGAAGCCCAAACTGGTAATGAAGTGTCTCAGGGCGAAACAACAACTATGCCAGATGAAAGCGCTGATGCTTCTGGTGAGCAAACAGATGCGATAAATAATGAATCCGTTCATCAAATTGCTGAACAAAAGTCTGACAAACTTTATTCCCACTTAATGGTGGATATGGAAACTATGGGCTGCGGTCCTGATGCCGCAATAGTTTCTATCGGTGGCGTATTTTTCGATCCTTCTTCTGGCAACACTGGCGCCGAGTTTTACCAGGTCGTCAGACTTGAATCATCTATGTCGTTTGGCATGAAACCCGATGCGTCGACAATCGAGTGGTGGTTAAAACAATCTTCGGAAGCTCGTTCTGCAATTCTTGTTGATGATGCAATGGGGCTACTTGAAACCCTCGAGCTTCTGGCTGACTTCATAGCTGAAAACGCTGCTAACGGTAGCCACACAGTTCAGATATGGGGTAACGGATGCTCTTTTGATAATGTCATTCTTCGCCGTGCGTTTGCATTAACAGATACCCCCTTCCCTGTTCCGTACTGGAATGACAGGGATGTAAGGACCATGGTCGAACTGGGTAAATCTGTGGGTATCAATCCACGCTTTGACATCCCGTTTGAAGGCGACATGCACAACGCGCTTTCTGATGCCCGACATCAGGTCAAATACGTGTCAGCAATCTGGCAGCGTTTGACTGCAAACTGATTTTTGATATTCAGAATAACGACCACCAGCCGGTTATATTTTACCGGCTGGCTATCTGAGGTGATAGCCATGTATGAACTCACACTGTCACCAGCGGAAATTGCAGAAATAACGGGTTACAGACGATATACAGAACAACAGCGCCAGCTGCGTTGCCATGGGATCCCATTTACTACAGACGGGAAAAACAGGCCAATTGTTCTGCGTCGGAATCTGGCACCAAATACGACTGAATTACCAAAGGTTGACGAGTATGTTGCAACTGAACCCGACTTCGACGCCATTTATGGGAAGACCACGCAAGAATCCAAAGGACGCGCATCTGCCTCCGCGGGTTACCAAAAATAAGTACAGCTACGTCTGGAAACCGAAAGGAACGAAACTCAGCGTAACACTGGGAAAAATCAGGGATACCAGCATGTCTAAACTCTGGCAGCGTTATGAGGAAGAAAAAGCAAAACGTCATGACGTAATGACGTTCGCAAAACTCTGGGGGCTGTTTCTAGATAGTCCATCGTTCACTGATCTATCAGCAAGAACGCAAACGGACTATCGTCAGCATCAAAAACAACTGCTGGCCGTATTTGGAAAAATGAGAGCGGATGACATCAAGATAGAGCAGGTCCGTATCTATATGGACAAACGAGGGCTTACAAGCAAGAACCAGGCAAATCAGGAGACCTCAAGCATGTCTCGTGTTTATGGCTGGGGTTTTGAAAGAGGATATGTGAAAGGTAACCCCTGCAAAGGGGTCCGAAAATTTACACTTAAAGCTCGCGAGATATACATCACTGATGAAGAATATCAGGCGATATACATTGAAGCGGCGCCAGCGCTCCGCGTAGGTATGGAAATAGCTTACTTATGCGCTGCCCGCGTTTCAGATGTTCTGTCATTGCGCTGGTCCCAGGTTAGCGATGAGGGGATTTTCATCCAACAGGGTAAGACCGGCACAAAGCAGATAAAGGCATGGACTGTGCGACTGCATAATGCCATTGCTTTAGCCAGAACGTTAGGCGGTGAAACTACGGTTGTATGCAGTAGCAAGGGAACGAAATATTCGAAAAGTGGATTTAACGATCTATGGGAGGCGGCACGTGAATCTGCGGGGATTGCTCTGGGAAGGAAATTGAAGTGCACATTTCACGACCTTAAAGCCAAAGGTATTTCAGACTACGAAGGATCCAGTAGAGAGAAACAACTCTTCTCAGGGCATAAAACGGAAAGTCAGGTTCTTGTTTATGATCGCAAAGTTAGGATTTCTCCGACGTTAGATCTTCCTGTTTTGGGAGAATCGGAAGATGATTAAGGCGAGAAATATACCAAGCGAGTATACCAACACTATACCAAGTGTGACGGGCGTCGTTGAATGGAAGTAAGCTAAGTGTTTGAATAGTGGCGGAGAGAGGGGGATTTGAACCCCCGGTAGAGTTGCCCCTACTCCGGTTTTCGAGACCGGTCCGTTCAGCCGCTCCGGCATCTCTCCGTTTTGATGGTTGCCATCATGCCAGGTAATTTGGCATTTTAACAGACCCTGTCCCTTCAATTTTGTTCAAGTGACGAGTTTGCGAGCAAATCG